TGGGAGATGTCCCTGAAGTTCCCTCCTGAGAAGAAAAGCGCACTCGGAAAAGTGGCTAGAGCGAATTTGCAGAAGGCCGTCTTCCCTGAACCACCGAAGTCGTCGCAGTACCACGTAATCCTCCTTTCGTCGGGAGGACCGCGGAGCTCGACGAGGAGTTCCGTCTGCCATGCGAACATGTCCTCCTCCTGCAGAAGGTAAGTAGCCCTCTCGTCGGGAATCTCGAAGCCGGCTTGCCAGATCCTGCCACCAGGCGCGCGCTTCGTTGCGTCTGAACAGTATGCGAGGCTGCTCTTGATACATCTCGCCGGCTCGAGGTGTAGACGTAGGTTCCACTGTTTGAGCGTGGACATGGCGACTTGGTTCTTGTTATATACAAAACCCTGTAAGTGTGGCGTACCCTCTGCCCCGACCTCTTCCTGGAACACATAACTAAAAGGGGTTGCGTGAGGAACCCCTTAATTGCGTCTCAGCAAAACACGGCTGAGACTGAGACACACTTACCCCTTGCATTCCGAAAGGAGTATACACTCCTCTAGAGCCTGGATCTCAGGCTCGGTGTAGTTGTTTAGGGTAAAGCACCAGCCCCTGGAGCGTATACCACGGGGGGCCCTAGGGCGGGGGGGCGGGGCTTCAGCGGGCATCGCGTCAACAACGTTGACGAAGTATTACCGATGCCCGCCTCACTTTATAGTCGTGGCCACTGAGACGCTTATACTATGAGCGACTCAACGGCTCAAAAATAAATCGCGCAAAAAAAATAGCGCGGGGGTATAAAAGGCGCGTTTACCCCGAAAGGGAAACGCGCCACCTCAGCCCCCCCAGCCACAACCCCAAAACGGAAAGTCTACCAGAATGGCCCGACGCCGACGCCGCAACGTACGTCGCCGCGCTGGACGGCGCCCTCGCAGGCGTACAGGTGGAAGGCGCAGCTTCCGAAGGGCGGTGGCGCGCGTTGCGACGCGCGTTATCAACCGCCGTATCGAGACGAAGATTCAGGAACTTCCTGACCAGGATATTCGGCCTATGACTGACGCCACAGTGTACGTCCATAACCCAACTTTCCAGATTCTGGAGGGTACCAATGACGACCAGCGGATTGGACGCAAGATTCAAAACGCTGTCCTACATGTATCTTTCGAGTACAATCACGTGGGCCGCAATGCAGTGGATACGTTTACTATTGCGGACACCTCCTACTTGAGGATGATGATTCTCACTAGTACGCGTATCAAGGTTGGTACAACGACTGGGTTTGATCCTAACCCAGCGGGACTCAACGGAGCCGACATCTTCTACAACGGTACCAAAACCAACTTCTCACCCATCGACCGTAACAGATGGGGTGTTATTTTCGACCGTACGTACAAGTGTACACTCGTTACGGACCCGAATTCCATCGCGTCCACCAATGTCGGCAAGACAGGGAGCATCATCAGGAAGAACATGCGCTTCCGTTTGGGCAAGAACCTTACCTATTACGAGAACACCCAACTCACGACCCAGAGTCTTCTAACCGGGCGGGAGTTCTATTTGTGTTTCGTAGCTACCATCCCGGCGGGGACCGGCGGTGGTGAGCGTGTTGGTGACTTGGACACCAATTGCCAGCTGCATTATAAAGATGCTTAGTTAGTTATATAGTCTTTTAATAAAGTCGTTAATGCTTGCCGTCCTATTCGACGGTGAGAATCGTTACGGTGTGTTTCCGGATGTACAGAATCTGCAGCTCGCTGGCTGCGGCGCAGCCGCAGCGGCGGCCCTCAGTCACGTGGAAACACATTTATTAAAAGCTACATAGGCGCAGGAGGTAACAGACGACGGTTGTTCGCAAGGATTCGGATGTCCCAACGGTCCATGGATAACTGGTCTAGTTGGGGCATGAAATTGGACATAATGACGACGTGCGGGGGTGCAAATAACCTAAACCCTCCTTCGTACTTCCCGGATTGGATTATCCCATCCTTAATTGCTTCGATGGCTCCGTAGGAGACCTTCCCCTCAGATGAACGTGGTAGATTCACGATCACCACGGTGGGTGTACGTGTCGACTTGCAAACTGAGTGGGAGATGTCCCTGAAGTTCCCTCCTGAGAAGAAAAGCGCACTCGGAAAAGTGGCTAGAGCGAATTTGCAGAAGGCCGTCTTCCCTGAACCACCGAAGTCGTCGCAGTACCACGTAATCC